CGAGCCTGCAGCTGGTGGGCTACCAGCGGGCAACCGTGAAAAACTACTATCCCATTGCGGTGGATAAATCGGTGCTGGCGACCCAGATCGACGGCCTGAATCTGGACGCGACCATTGAGGGACGCGGTTTCCTGAAGAACCGCGTGAAGAGCGGACAGCCCGTTTTGCTGGAAGAATGCGCAAATGTGGTGCAGCGCAGCCTGCGGGACACGGCGGCGTATGCGGGCCTGGCCGCGCCCATCCGGGACGTGCAGAAGATCCTGAACAGCGGCGTGGAGACGCGGGAAAGGCTTGCAAACCTGAAGAACGGCATCATCAAGGAACAGTGGGGCAAGGATGCGGTGAGCTACATCGATGACCTGCTGACCGACCTGCAGACTACCCAGCGCAAGCGGCCCAGCACCTTTAACAAAGTACTGGGAAACCTGCGCGGAAACTATGCAGGCGCAGTGCTGACGCTGAACCCGGGCGTTGCCATTGCGCAGGCGGCAAGCCTGCCCACAGCAGCGGCCGTACTGGGCGGCGACACCATGGCGGCAGTGGTACCCTTTGTGAAGAACCTTTCGCCCAAGGCGCGGACAGCGCTGGAAACGGAGATCAAAGAGCACGGAGACGTGCTGCTGGACTGGCGCAAGCGCGGCAGCCAGAACGGCGAGCTTGCCAGCATTGGCAAGCAGGAAACATTGGCGGAAAAGGGCATGGACAAGCTGCCGAACTGGCTGACCGGCTGGATCAACGGGATGGACGAAGTGACGGTAGCAGCCCTGTGGGAAGGCAGCAAGCGATACGTGCAGAACCACACGGCCGAGTTTGAAGGCGCGGAGGTGACAGGCAGCCCGGCCTATTGGGAAGCGGTGAACCGCACCTATCAGAAGGTGATCGAGCAGACACAGCCCAACTACACCGTGATGCAGCGGGCGGGCATTCAGCGCAACCCTAACGAACTGCTGAAGCAGCTGACCATGTTCACCACCCAACGTTTCCAGAACTACGGCATTCTGGCGGATGCCATTGGCGATTACAGGGCACAGGCGGAACGCTACCGGCAGAACCAGAGCGATGAAAACAAAGCGGAATTGCAGCGGGCAAAAACACAGCGAAACCGGGCTGTTGTGAGCCAGGCGGCACAGACGGCGGTGTTTGCGATCATGAAGATTGGCGCAGATTTCCTTTTGCACCGGTGGGACCGGGAGCAGGACGAAAACGGCGATGTGACCGTGAAGAGCATGTGGAAACGGTTTGCAAGCCTGTACACAGAAAGTTTTGCGGGAAACTTTTTGTACGGAAGTGAGTTATACAGTCTGATCGACAATGCTGTGAACGGTAAGGATTACGACGTGCTGAGTGCAGCAAGCATCAGCGTGGTGAATGATCTGGCCGGAGATGTGCAGAAGTTTTTTGCGGAGTTCCGGAAAGACACCAGTGAAATGGACGAAGAACAGCTGCAAAAGCACCACAATAAGCTGATGCAGCGCAGCATGACGCTGCTGGAGGACAGCTTTGAAGTGGCGGGTGTACCCTACGGCAATGGACGGAAGATTGTAGAAGCGGTAAAGGGCTACTATGGTGACCTTGAAAATCTTGCGCACGGAGGACAGTTCAGCTTTAATTCTGTGCCGCAAAGCGCCACCGGCCAGTATGACCGGCTGTACAACGCCTATGCCGGCGGCGACAGCGACGAAGCAAAGGCCGCAGTGGAGAAGCTGAACGCTATGGTGGAAGCGGGAACCATTGCGGAAAACAAAATGTACAGCCAGCTGAAGAGCCGCCTTGTAAAGTACGACGTGCGGGTGCGGCAGGCTGCTGAAGAGCAGAATGCAGGAAACGACCAGAAGCGGTACGAGCTGGAAAACGAGATGATCGAACAGCTGAGCGAAGTGCTGGGCCTGCCGAAGGGAAAGCGCGGGGATGTGGTGGACTGCGTGACCGGCGCGGTGAACCAGCTGGCCGAAACGCAGCTGAAGGGCGACAACGCCAGCGCGACAGATGACCTTGTGGAAGCTGTGGACAGTTGGGACGCAGGTGCTGTGCAGGAAGAATATGACAGGCTGGCGAAGGCGGGCAAGAGCGCGACGACACTTAAAAGCAAGATCACCGAGACGGCAAAGCCGGAATACCTTGCGGGCAGTGATGCAGACCGGCAGCAGATGGAAGAAATGCTGTTGGCGCTCAAGGACGCGGACGGCAAAGAGCTGTACACGGAGAAAAACTTTGCCCAGTGGGTGAAGGAGGCAGAAAAGAAAGCAGAGGAAGGACCGGAACCGGACCCGTATGCGGCAGTGAGGTAAGAAAAGAAAAATCCCCCGGCGCGATGAATTTCACGCCGTGGGATTTGTATATGTGGTTCTTTTGAAATGGAAAAGTTTGAAAAAAGTCCGCAGTGTTATTACGGACGTTTGTGTGATAGGCTGAGAAGGACGGAAGGAGGCAGCGGGATGCGGGTGAAAATTATTCGGAAAAACTTTGGCGGTGTGGAGTTTGGCCCGGAGATGCGGGTGCTGCATCTGGGCGGGCAGAGCAGCGCCAATGTGGAAAGGCTGAAGTTTGAGCTGCCGCAGGAGTGGGCCGGATGTGCCGTGACGCTGCACATCCAGCGGCAGGACGGCACACTGCCGACACCGATCCTGCTGGACGAGGAGCACAGCGCAGCAGTGGGCAAGGAATTTACCGCCAGCCCCTGCGGCAGCTGGATGCTGCTGGCTCTGGGTGAGGACGGATACCGGGCGTTGACCCGACCGGCCCGGTATGACTGCTATGAAACACTGAACACAGACGGCGATGCAGAGATCAGCCCGACGCAGTACGAGCTTTTTGTGGCGCGGGTGCTGGGATATGCGACCGGGGCACAGGAAAGCGCAAAGGAAGCGCGGAACGCGGCCGCAGCAGCAAAGCAGGACGCAGACACTGCAGCGACAGCCGGAGCGAACGCGGCAAGGGCGGCAAAAATGGCACAGGAAGCGGCAGGCAGCGCCCAAGGCGATGCGGAGCGGGCGCAGCGGGCTGCAGATCGTGCCGAGAATTTTGCGCCGCCCGAAGATGGCGCGGTGGTAAGCGTGAACGGCAGGGGCGGCGTTGTGACTCTGACGGCGGAGGATCTTGGTGCGGTGGGAGCGAACAGCGCGGGCTACGTGAAGAGCATTTCGCTGACAGACCGCACCCTGACACTGACCTTCGGCGACGGAAGCACGAAGACCATGCAGACCAAGGACACCACGGCACTGGAAAACATGACCGGCATCCTGCCCGCAGCACATGGCGGCACCGGAAAGAATACCCCGTTGACTGCGGACGACGTGGGTGCGGTGGAAAAGGGAAGCGGTGACTACCTGAAGAGTGCAGAGCTGCAAAACGGAGAACTGGTGCTGACCTTTGGCAGCGGCGACACCGTGCACTACACCCTCCCCGCCGCCACCACCACCACGCTGGGCGGTGTCAAGCTGAGTGACGACTTCACGGCAGATGCAGACGGCACGCTGCATCTGGCGGGCGGTACTGCCCCGGACCCTTACCCCGTGGGCAGCATCTACCAGAGCACCGCACGTACAAGCCCTGCCGCACTGTTCGGCGGTACATGGCAGGAGATTGCGCAGAACCGGGTACTGATGGGTGCTGGCAGCGGCCACGCAGCGGGCACCACCGTGGAGGCCGGACTGCCGAACATCACAGGCTCTTTTGTCGCGGATGTAAAAAAGGGTGAACATAAGGTATCTGGCGCATTCACTGCCGGCAGCGCGATCGCATCTACGGGCGAATACAGTAACTTTTCTGATGTATATAAGTTCAGTCTGGATGCGTCCAAGTCTAATGCCATCTACGGCCGCAGCGCCACCGTGCAGCCTGCCGCCTACTATGTGCACATCTGGCGGCGCGTGGCCTGAGAAAGGAGGTTTTGAACCATGAAGATCATTGACGAGAACGGTGCAGCCATTGAAAACCCTGACCTGACGCTTGGGTACCTGGTGGACGACACCGAGCCAGTGGAGCACCCCGCCGTGGAAGGCGTGGAGGAAGTGAGCCACTACGAGACCGTAACGGAGTATCCCGGCGGCGGCAGGGATGTGCGGAAGGTCATCGACGTGCCGGGCGTGCCTGCGCAGGCCGCATGGACCGAACAGGTGCCGGTGCAGAGATACATCCGCTATACGGAAGAAGAATTGGCCGCGCGGGAAAAAGAGCGCCAGCAGGCCGAGGAAGCAGCCCGTCTGCCCGAGACGATTGCCAGCCTGACCTGCCAGCTGACCGACCTGCAGCTGGCCCTGTGTGAACTGTACGAAGGAGGTGGTGTGTAATGGCAAGGATCTATGCGGCCCTGATCCGCAAGGGCATCAAAACGCTGGAGGATGTGCCCGCCCGGCTGAGAGATGCCGTGGCAGCGCTGCTGCAGGAGGACGGCCATGCTTAACGTTTACTCCCGCGCAAGGGATGGCGAAACGCTGCTGAGCCGCAGCTTCCGCGCAAAGGAATTTGCCTGCAAAGACGGCACCGACCCTTTGTTTGTGGACAGCGAACTGGTGCAGGTGCTGCAGGCCATCCGTGACCATTTTGGCGCACCAGTGGTCATTACCAGCGGCTACCGCACCGCTGCACACAACAGGGCTGTGGGCGGGGCGGTTTACAGCCAGCATCAGTATGGCCGTGCCGCGGATATCCGGGTGTCCGGCGTGCCGGTGGAGCAGCTTGCCGCCTACGCCGAGACCCTG